CAGGGTTAGGCATAGGATTTAGTGACCCAACTGACTGGATAAGCACAGGAAACTATGCTTTAAATTATTTAATAAGTGGAGACTTTAATAGAGGAGTTCCACTAGGCAAAGTAACAGTACTTGCTGGAGAACCGGCGTCGGGTAAATCTTATATTGCATCAGGTAACATTGTTAAAGAAGCACAAAAACAAAATATATTCGTTATACTAATTGATTCAGAAAATGCCTTAGATGAAAAATGGCTACAAGCACTTGGCGTTGATACTAGCAAAGAAAAACTTTTAAAATTAAGTTTATCTTTAGTTGATGATGTAGCAAAAACTATATCAGACTTTATGAAAGGTTATAAAGAAGAACATAAAGATGACAAAGAAAATGCACCCAAAGTATTAATTGTTGTTGACAGTTTAGGTATGTTACTAACTCCAACTGACGTAGATCAATTTGAAAGAGGTGAAATGAAAGGTGATTTAGGACGAAAAGCAAAGTCTTTAACAGCACTAGTTCGTAATAGTGTTAATATGTTTGGCTCATGGAACGTAGGACTTGTAGCAACTAATCACACTTATGCATCACAAGATATGTTTAATCCTGATGATAAAATATCGGGTGGACAAGGATTTGTATATGCATCATCTATTGTAATAGCAATGAAGAAATTAAAACTAAAAGAAGACGAAAAAGGAAACAAAATTACCGAAGTACGTGGCATTAGGGCGGCTTGTAAAGTAATGAAAACACGTTTTTCAAAGCCGTTTGAATCAGTACAAGTGAAAATCCCTTACGAAACAGGTATGGATCCATATTCGGGATTAGTTGAATTATTTGAGAAAAAAGGTGTATTAGTACAAACAGGAAACAGGTTAAAATACGTAGATTCTAAGGGTAAAGAGCATATTGAGTTCCGAAAATCCTGGATTGGAGATAAATTATTGATGTTGATGAACAACTTTGATAAATTATCAACAAAACCCAAGGAAGAAATTGATGATAGACATGACGCATGAAGACATTGAACGTATTTGGAACTCATTTTCTCTTTACATACCAGACAGACAAAAATCGGATGCCGCAGTTGACTTTGTTAGCACATTAAAGTTTCTTGACGTTGATACTGCTCAAATTAAAGCATCATCTGATCACGATCCAAAATTAGAAGAAGCAGTTGAATCTGTGTATGGTGAAGAAGACGAAGAAGACGAATACGGAGATGACGGTGAATTGGTATACTGAAGTAAGTAAAAACGTCGGAAAAATACCAGACTGCATTAAACACTTTAACGCAGAATTATTACAAGCAAAAAAAGAATGCTCTATCTGGGGTAATTTGGAAAAAGCATCTGCATCAATGCCTGGAGTAGTTGAACAACGGTTTAATCAATTACAAGAAATTGAAGCAATTCTCGAATACCTTAATATAGAATATCGAAGATTAAGATCTAAAACTTTTACAAAATTTCTAGAAAGTTATAATAAAAAATTAACTAGCAGAGATGCTGACAAATATGTTGATGGCGATACCGATGTTGTCGACCTTGCAAAAATAATAAATGAATTTGCACTTTTAAGAAATCAATGGTTAGGCATTACTAAAGGACTAGACCAAAAACAATGGCAAATTACAAACATTGTTAAATTGCGTGTAGCGGGTATGGAAGATGCCAATATCAAATAGAATAATCCTTACAGACGTAGACGGTGTATTATTAGAATGGGAAAACCATTTTACTAAATGGATGATAACTCGTGGACATAAATTAAAAGAAGATTATAAATCTGAATACGATATGGGGAAAAGATTTATATTTTATTCAAACGTTTTTAACGAAGACCCTAACTATATTAAACTTGCAATCCGAGAATTTAATAAAAGTGCTTGGATGGCAACACAACCTCCTATGCCAGAATCACAAACTTGGGTAAAATTATTACACGCAGAAGGTTGGACATTTATACCAATTAGTTCACAAACATCTGACATTCCTGCACAAGAATTACGTAAAAGAAGATTAGAAGAACTATTTGGTGAGGACGCTTTTTATAACTTTCATATACTTGAAACCGGCTCTGATAAGGACGATGTACTTGCTGAATTCCATGGCACAGGATTATATTTTATAGAAGATAAATGGACAAATGCATTAGCAGGATTAAAATATGGCTTAAAAGTATTATTCATTAATCATCCTTATAACCAAAAATACAAACACCCCGATATTACCAGAGTAAATAATTGGAAACAGATACACGAAATAGTTTCTAATGATGGTAAATGAAAAACAAAAATATTTCCCGATAAAAAAAGATCCTGCGTGTCCACTAAAATGGAATTGGTCAACTATTTGGACAACAACAGGAGAAACAGCAAGTTGTCATAAGTGTAAAAGAGTACCAATTGACATTGACAACTTTGATAAGTTTCACAATCTACCACACAAAATAAAAGAAAGAGAAATTATGTTAAGTGGAAAATGGCCTACGGTTGCTAACGGGGGCTCTGGACATTGTGAGGTTTGTAAAGACATTGAAGATGCTGACGGATTAAGCGATCGACAACAAATGAAAACCATCCCCGATCAGGTACCACCCGAACTCTATGACGATCCAACCGCAACCTCGGTTACACCACGAATATTTGAACTTTTTGTTTCCAATACTTGTAATCTTCAATGCACGTATTGTAATACAAGGGATTCAAGCAAAATTAATCTAGAAGCTAAAAAATATGGGTCAATTGTTTTTCCAGACGGTGAAACAGTAGGAAGATATGAATACAAACCTCCTCATCCACAAGCACAAGGATATTTTAGAAAGTCGTTACAATGGTACGAAACTAATGGACACAAACTAAAACGATTTCACTTATTAGGCGGCGAACCCTTTTTCATGAAAGAAACTATTCCTGTTTTAGACACGTTAGCAAAAGTTAAAAATAGAAATTTAGAATTTAATATAATATCAAATATGATGTGTACACCTGCTAGATTAGAAATGTATATAGACAAAATTGAAAAATTAATTAGAGATAAAAACATTGGTAGATTTGATTTAACAGTTAGTATTGATGGAATTGGACCTGAAGCAGAGTATTGCAGGTCTGGAATGAAGACCGATGTTGTTACAAAAAACATGAATTATATTATTAATAAAAAATGGATAATAGTAAATGTAAATTCTGTAATGACAAGTCTTACTATTAAACCATATTTGGCATTAATTAGATATGTTAATGAAAAAAGAAAAATAAGAAGAATTGGACAATACTTTGCACAAGATATTGGCACACGTAATTTTTTACATCCTATGGCACAAGGTGGTGAATTTTGGAGGGAAGATATGCTAAAATTAATCAATGAAATAGAAGATTATGATGGCAGATCATTATTTAAAAACCATTTAATAGGAATATGGAAATCGTTTGAAAAAACAAAACCAAATAAAAAATTAATTAATAAAATGAAATTTTATCTAGACGAACTAGATAGAAGAAGAAATACTAACTGGAGAAAAATATATCCGTACTTGGATATCTAATAATTATTAATATGAAAGTTTACGTAGGTTACGACACTAGAGAAGATATAGCATATCAAGTTTGCGAACATTCAATTAAAAGACGCAACGGACAAACTGAAGTTGTTGCATTAAAACAAAAAGATTTAAGAGAAAAGGGTATCTATACAAGAGAGGTTGATAAACTTGCTTCAACAGAATTTACATTTACAAGATTTTTTGTACCATACTTAAACAACTACAAAGGTTGGGCAGTATTTTGTGATTGTGATTTTGTTTGGCGTATATCTCCTACAGAACTAGAACAATATTGTGATAATTCTAAAGCAGTTGTTTGTGTACAACATGATTACAAACCTAAAGAAGGTTTAAAAATGGATGGACAAATACAATTACAATATCCAAGAAAAAATTGGTCAAGTATGGTGCTTTGGAATTGTGGACACCCAAAAAACAAAGTACTAACTCCAGAACTACTAAACACAGAATCTGGAAAATTTTTACATAGATTTTCCTGGTTAAACGATTCTGACATAGGAAATCTACCACCTATATACAATTGGCTAGTAAGTTGGTATCAAGAACCTAAAGACGGCACACCTAAAATATTACACTATACAGAAGGTGGTCCGTGGTTTGAAAATTATCGAAACTGCGAATATGCTGATGTGTGGAAAAAAGAATTAATTAACTTATTCAGTGCCTAATCTTTTTCAAAAACTTAAAAAAACACATCTATATCAAGATCCTATAGAGCATATCTACGCCAGCGATATATTTGATATAAAAGAATACGATAAACTTTATGAAAATCAAAATAATCCAAATCACAAGGTTTGGAAAGATTTCCAAACAACATATAATTTTAAAAAAATAAGATTTTTCAATGACTTAAACGATGTTAAATTAGACGAAACTATACTATGCTTATGGTTTTTTAAAGACCGAAATGATAGAAATAAAGGGAAAGACATTAAAATTAAGGATAAAACAATTCGTTATTTGCCAAATACTTTTTTTATTTTATATAATAGTTGTCAAAATAATATAAAAATTTTAAAAAGAGACACAATGGTTCTAACTAGACCTTGCTTACAACTATACTTTGATTATGAAACTTACGATAAAATTATAAAAATAATAAGATAATTATTAATATATGGCAAATCACAAAGAACGAATGCTAGAATGGATTGAAAGACTAGGTTTAATTGTTGTACAATCTGAAATAAAGCCATATGGTCCTGGAACAAGAAGATATATGGTTGGCAAACACATAGAAGAACCAAAACATAATGCTTGGCAAATGCCAAGTGGCAAATGGGCATCAACACCGGGTGTTCAAGAATGGCTTACTCCACACCCTTTAAGTGGTCCAGAGTTAGAAGCCTGGCTCAAAAAATACGACAATTAATATCAATTAAATAGTACTATTATGAATATCATAGGCCCAAGAAACGAGTGGGAAAAGAAAATCAATGGGTGGAACCATACATTCCAAATGGCCGCTCCGTTTATTAAACCTAACGGAAACGGTGTAGACATTGGTGCAAGAGAAGGTGGATTTGCTAGGGAAATGGAAAACTATTTTGATCACATATATTGCTATGACTTTAGACCTGATAATGAAAAATTTTTAAAAGAAAATGTAAATGATGTTAACAAATTTACATACACAGTAGTAGGTATAGGAGAGAAACAAGGCCTAACGTTTACAACAAGTCGTGCTGTAGGCAGAATAAAAGACAAGGGTAGTGTTGCAGTACCTATTAAAACTATTGATTCATTTGAGCTAGAAGATGTTACGTTTATTAAATATGACATCGAAGGATACGAGTTAAAAGCAATACAAGGTTCTGAAGGAACTATCAAAAAATACAACCCGGTTATTGTAGTAGAACAAAATAAAGGCAACATCTATGCACAGGAACTTTTAGAATCATGGGGATATAAATGTAAAGGTATAGATAAAGTATTCAACCAAGATTATATAATGGTGAAAGAATAATGTATCAACCAATACCACTACCTACGTCAATAGCATTTGAACCTATTAATTTATGTAACGCAAAATGTTATTGTTGTCCATACACTACATTGAGTGAAGATAAAACATACCACGGTAAAGCAATGAGCCAGGAGCAGATAGGAACATTGTTACACGACTACGGTTCACTTATAAAAAAATATCAAGTAAAAGATTATACGTGTGCTGTAAGCCCATGGAGGTATAGTGACCCACTAGTACAACCTAATTTAGAATACATAATGGAACTGTGTAATCACTATAAAATTAAAATTGGTCTTTGCACTAACGGTGTGTCATTCACTAAAAAACAGTGTGAGATTTTAAACAAGTACATACACCTAACAGGTAATATCCATATGAGTGTTATAGGTCACACTGAAAAAGAATTATGGGAATTTATGAAGATTAAAAAAAGTAAAACATTAGAAAGTCTTAAATTTGTAAAAGAAAACTATCCAAACTTATCTAAAAAAATAAGAATTGGTATAAAACACAAAAAGCAATCAGCGGTGGCAAGTGCATCAACAGTTGTTGAATATCAAAATGTTACACTCGGCAAAGTAAAATCTAAACAGAATTGGGTTGAAAATAGATTGGGTGACGGAGATGGCGACTGGACTAAACCCTACGACGCTGTAATAAACGAAAAATCTTATATGCAAGGCTGTGCCATGGGCGGTGGACGTATACTACGACAGATGGAAGTTTTAGTAGACGGTCAGACTGTGCTGTGTTGTGATGACGCAGATGGCAAGACTAACTACGGAAACATTTTTGAAATTGGTATAGAAAAAGCATGGCAAAATTTACAAAAAGAACATGATATCATATACGACAAAAAGTATTCTGATAGCAAGAAAAATTTAATATGTAACACGTGTTCTAGAGGAAAGTTCGTAGGACAGTGGACAAATAATATGGAATCAAAACTACTTGCAAGGCAAGAAGTTGCAATAGATCGAATAGGAAGTTTGTAACATGATAGGCGATTATTTTTTAGATAAATGTCTCGATAGTGCAACTTTAAACGATCCATGGAGCCATCAGATCATTGAAGACACACTGCCACAAGAAGATTTTAACACAATAAGAAAGGAGTGTGAGCAATTAGATGTACCAAAAGATAAACTTGTGGTTATACATCCAGAGGACTTTGAAAAACATAATCTCTCATTCTACGACAAGGTACACAGCATAAGCAAGAGCATAAAAGACAATGCTAAATTATTATGTGACAAATATCCCGACTACAGATGGTTTAAAAAGCTAGGTGTGAACGCTCACTTGTCTATCACTCCACCTTTGCCATATAAATTCTACATACACCAAGAAGGTCTAGAAAAAATATGGAGCAGTGTAACATACATCACACCAGAAAAAAATGTTGGCACTAAGATGTATTCAGCACAAGATGAAAAGTCTTTTGTTACAGAAGCAAAATGGATCCCAAACTCCACGTTTATATTCTGCGGACAACAAGGTAAAACTTGGCATAGTTACGAAAGTGATCAAATAGAACAGAGGATAACATTAAATCTATTCCTCACTAAATCTAATTCGAAATGCTTTTATAGAGACTAATAGTAGATCTTGTCCACTTGGTTATGGCCAGGATGATCTGCTATTATTTCACAATTATTAAATCCAAGTTCTTTCATATAGGCATCCATTTCTTTTACATCAGGAATAAGAGGTTGTCTGGGATCTTTATACAAATTTACTTCATTTAAAACATACGTTGCTCTTTTAAATATTTCTGGTGCGCCTTCCATTATTAACATTTCAGCCCCTTGTACATCTTGTTTAATAAAATCATATCTTCGCAATCCCACAAGCGATTCTAATGTTTCCATATCCCTTTCCTCTGAATATGGGGTTTGATCAAGTATACTTGCTCCTTTAGTATACCCTACCTTATTAAAATACATAGTAACTTTTTTATTCTTATTGCCTAGCACTGCAATATGTACTTCGTCAGCACATTTTTTTAAATTTGTCTTGTGTTTGGGTCCTGCTTCAATACAAGTATAATGTGCTTTAGGCCAAAACTCTTTACAATTTTTTGTCCAAAAACCATTCCAAGCACCTATGTCTAATACAGTATTGGGCTTAAAATCTAATTTTTTTAAATATTCATACATCATGTTCTATAAAATACTATGTCTGGCCAAATTTTTATAAGAATTTTAAATCCTAAACTTTCTATATACTTTTCGATCTCTAAATTACTTGAACCATATTTTCTTGTATTATTATTAAGTTCAATCATAAGAAATTTTACATACGACTGATTCTCATCATTAAATGTAATTGTTTTTTTGGCTCCTTCAAGCACACGCATCTCATATCCTTCAACGTCTATTTTAATAAAGTCAACGTCTGTATAATTGTAATAATCTATTGTGTGCATTAGTATCTCGCCTGTTCCGTCTACTCGAGTATTTTGTGTTGCGTCTTCTGTTGTTAAAGATATCGAATCCTCTTTATTTCCTATTGCAATTCTATGACTTTTAATTCTATCACTAAACCTTGCTACATTTTTTTCTAAACAAGCAAAATGTGTTTTATCCGGTTCAAATGCATCGATGTTACAAGCATATTTTTCCATAGCAACACTCCACGTACCACACCAAGCACCTATATCTAATACTCTTTTAAATTTTTTACTTTGCGAATCACAATATTGTAAAAAAGAATTCAAGCATCGATCTTGCATAAACGGAATACCGTTTGCTCGCCATTGTTCTATTTGACTATCTTTTGACGGTACCCAAAAATTATTAATTTTTTCTATTTTCATAAAATGCCTTTGTCTAACAGTGTTTCAATTGCAAAACCATTTGTAAATTCTTCTGGCGTAAACTGTTGGTATGCTAATGAATATAACCAGTCTTCGGCACCAACAAAATATGGATTCTCTATATCTGCAAAGTGATTAGCTGAAACAGGTTCCGCAAAACTTTTTACATCACATATAGTAGGTATACCCATACACTGGGCCTCTACCGCACTAATAGAACAAGATGTTACACACACCCAGGCATCTTTTAACTCTTCTGAGAGTGGAACGATTGCCTCGCTTGGTCCTGACGTTCCACGACCCCTGGGCTTTTCTCTAATCTTAATTGGTCTATCCGTATGTTTTTTAATTTCTGTGATAGTTTCATTTAACCAATCAGGCCTGCCTAAATATTGATTAATATTTGGCGAACTTGGACAAACTAAAATATTTTTTCCTTTAAAATCTGGTGCCTGAACTTTCATTTCAAACTTCTCAAATCTATCAGATTTACATCCTTTTATAAAAGGAACGTGTATTCTATTTTTACAAATACGCCAATAATGATTATCTTGTTTTAAATTATTATTGTCAAATCTTCCAAAATATGGAGTATCAGTAAACCAATATGTTTGTTTACGTGCTTCTAATACCTTAACCAGTGCCATGTTATTATTAACAAATCCCCAAAACATTGAGTTGGGTAATACATCAGTGGCAGTATTATCAAGTACCTTAACTTGGTCTGGCCAAGATTTTTCAACACCATTAAAGACTTCCCAGGCTTTGCTATTTGAATTATTAAATGGTGCGTAAATTGTTAGCATTTATAAATTCCTTTAATTGTTTTGCCCAATCTTTATGTCCCGCCTCGTTTGGGTGGGCATCTCCTTGCGAACACCCTTGATTATTTTGCCTAGTATAATCTAAATGACTTGTCTCTGGTTTAAAAAATCTTTTTTTATTAATACAATCAAATAAAAGTTGTACATCTGAATTTGTTATTTTTGCATCGGACAACGTATTATAAAATACATAAGGATATTTTTTATTTTTAAAATAATCTTGAAGATCAAGCAAACTTAAAATTGATTCAATTTGTGTCATTTGATCTAAATCTGCACCATGATTAAAAAGGTATTTGAAAAAACTTTTAGTATGATCGTCTCTGTTTGGATCCCAGGTTTTCCATGTTGTTTTCATTGAAGGAAATTTATGTTTTTTATATCCGTCTAACGTAGGATAATCAAATCTATTTCCACCAGTTGAACCTATAAGAAAAAAACATTTTTTTGCAACATCTGGAAATTTTTCACACCATGCTCTAGTAGTCCACATTAAACGTTTTGATCCTCTGCCACCGCCAGCTAAATTACAAGCAACATCTAATTTCATTTCTTTAGCTAATTCTAATCCACAATGCGTCATTACCTTAAATTTAGGTCTATATGTCAAAAATGAACAACCGTTTATGAATAGTTTGGTTACTGTCATAGAATAATTAATAGTATTATACATTAATTATTGCCATATGCAAACAGTAAAAAACATTACCAGTCTTAAATATTTTTTAGAACGTTTTGAAACAATCGACGACGAGTATTCATTTAACCTTACATATCACGACAAGGCACCTAATACGTTTTTTCGTAGTTTGCCAACATTTATTGCTGAATTTAATAATTGTTCTGTACATACCTTGCCGTTTCTTATTACAGAGGATCAACATTTAATTCACGATCATGTATGGACTTTGCTACACAAATATAAAAACAAACCACAAAAAACACACGGCCTATGGAAATACTGGAGTACTCCAACTATTGACATTGACCTTCCTCCTATTACTAAACAACTTAATGGTACTGATAAATTTGTATGGCTACCCATTGACGAAGACAGTGCTAACAATCCATGGCATATTTGGATTGATGTTATATCAAAATTTCGATTAATCGAGAAGAAAGGTAGCACAATTTTTTCAAGATTTATATACATACTGCCAAACCCAAGTGCTTACTTTGATAAAGTAGCAAAAGAGATGTTTCCTGATTTAAAATATTATGTAATGCCAAAAGGAGAAGTCTGGCGTTTCCAACATTTAATTGTTCCATCAATGAGCAATCATTATGACGGTATTACTACACCACACCTTGCACCGTGGCTAAGACACTTTAAAGGTTTATTTGGTTATAAAAAATTAAAACCAAATAGAAAAATAATTGTATTAAGGCCTGGAGCAAAAACGAGAAGAATGATTAACTCAGATGAATTGCTATTAGCATTAAAAGGCTGGGAAACAGTTGCATTAGAAAATATGACTATAAAAGAACAATTTAAAACTTTTGCAGAAGCAACTCACGTACTAGCGGCTCATGGTGCAGGGCTTGTAAATTTACTTTGGTGTAATGAAGGAACTAAAGTAATTGAAATACAAGATCCAAAAATGTTACATAAAAAAGTTTATCCTTTACTATCTCATAATTTAAACTTAAAACACGAATTATATCTAGCGAAAACTGTACCAATTGATCTTATAACAGGAGGTAAAAAACCTTTTGGTGTTAAGAGATTAAGCGATTTAATAAACTTTAAAATTAATATACCAGATTTAATTAGACATTTAGATTAATACAAAGTATAATAAAATTATGTATTCGTTATTACAGAAAAAACCAACAGTACAAACTGATCCTTACCCACATATAATAATAGAAGAAGCTTTACCGTGGAATTTATATGAGGAATTAGAAAACACTTTTCCAGAAGAACAAGTATTACATACAATACCTTTTGATAGTGATATATGTTATAGAATGAAAGCAGATCAGTTACTTGCTCGAGCATTTCACTCTGAAGTATGGAAAAAATTTACAGAATATCATACATCAGCTGATTGGTTTAAGGAAGTCTACGAATTGTTCAAACCGTGGTTCTCAGAATTTTCTAAAATTACAGAATCGCTACTTAACTTAGATGAAAACATAGGGGTGAAAGGATGGGCCAGTAAAGATATAGAAACTGATTGTCAAATTGTTATGCATAAACCAATAGCAGAAAAGACAACTAGAACACCACACATAGATAATCCGCGGGAAATGTTTGCAGGATTATTGTATATGCCACACAAAGATGATATAAGCACTGGGGGAGAATTCCAACTCCATACAGTTAAAAATGATATTAAAAAAGTAAACAAAGCCGGTGGCAGAGAAATATACCCAGAAGACCTAGGGCCTGTACATACAACAATACCTTATAAAAGAAATACCTTTGTGATGTTTTGTAATATAAATCCTAATACAGTACACGGTGTATCAAAAAGAGTTAACCCGACTATGTACAGAAGAAGTGTAAACATTATTGCACAGTTTAAACAAAGGTTTTGGACCGTGGAGGAAACAGGAATTTTATATCAGAGGAAATAGAAGATTAAATATTGGAAATGAAGCTAAAAGTAATAACATCATACAAACCAGGAACATGGAACGAATTTGCTAAACGTGGAATTGGATCTATGGCTGAACAATTTCCAAAAGAAATTGATATTGTTCTATACTGTGAAGAACCTCAACCAAAAAATGTCAATCCTAGAATTAAATGTATAGATCTTAATACAGCAGAACCAGAGTTGTTTAATTTTAAAAATAAACACAAAAACGATCCTATTGCCAATGGTAAACTACAAGAGATTCCAGGAGGAGTACGAAGATCACCTGACTTACAAACACTAGGTGGACAGGACAAAAACAAAGAATCTTTTCTTTGGGACGCTGTAAGATTTGCAAATAAAATTTTTTGTATTGTTAATGCAGTACGTAACTCAGCTGAATACGATTATGTGTTATGGCTTGATGCCGATACATTTACTTTTAGGCCTGTACCAATGGACTTCTTTGAGAATATTTTACCTGCAGATACTATGTTAACTTACTTGGGAAGAGAAAATCCAACACTAAACGATGGAGGAGTTTATCCAGAATGCGGATTTGTTGGTTATAATTTAAAACATCCTGAGATACAAAATTTTATAAATGATTGGGAACAACTGTATGTAACTGGTAATGTTTTTGAAATATTAGAGTGGCACGACTCATTTGTCTTTTGGCACTTGTCAAAAATTTACAGAAAACAAAAAAATATTGCAGTTAATGATATTGGATACCAGAAAGGTGTTAAAGGGCATCATGTATTTGTTAATAGTGAACTAGGTCTTTACATAGATCATTTTAAAGGCCAAAGAAAAAAGAGAAGCACATCTTCTAAAACTGATTTAAGAATTGTAACATCTAAAGCACCTGTTAATGTATGGGATATTGATTACTGGAAAGAAAGGCCAACAACATAAAATGAAAAAAATCGCTTTTGTTACAGGAATGACCGGACAAGACGGTCCATATCTTGCAAAACATTTACTTGAAAACGACTATAAAGTTTATGGATTAGTAAAAAGATACAGCAATCCTAATCTAAGTAACCTAGACTATCTAGGTATAGAAAACAAAATAGAACTTATAACTGGTGACATAACCGATGACGCCAACATGAATCATCTTATTAAAACAATTCGTCCAAATGAATTCTATAACTTGGCCGCACAGAGTTTTGTAGGTTCAAGTTGGGAAATTAATAAAACAACAACCCAGGTTAATGCAATGGGTGTTCTAAATATTTTAAATGCAATAGTTGGACATAACCCTACAACAAAATTTTATCAAGCAAGTACTAGTGAGTTATACGGCAACGCAAATATAAATGGTGTTCAAGACGAAAAAACGCCTTTCCGACCTCGTTCTCCATATGGTATTTCTAAGTTGTATGCTTATTGGATGACTGTTAATTTCCGTGAAAGTTATAGTTTACACGCTTCTAACGGTATATTGTTTAATCATGAATCACCTATTAGAGGAAAAGAATTTGTTACTAGAAAAATAACTGACGGTGTTGCAAAAATTAAATTAGGTCTTGCTAAAAAACTTACACTAGGTAACCTAGATGCTAAACGAGATTGGGGATTCGCTGGAGATTTTGTTGAAGCCATGTACACAATGGTACAACAAAAAGAACCCAACGACTATGTAATATGCACAGGTATACAACATTCTATCAGAGAATTATTAACTTATGCATTTGAAACTGCAGGCATTATAGATTGGGAAAAATATATAGAATCTGATCCACGTTTCAAACGTCCAGCCGAAGTACACGCTCTACATGGTTCATATACTAAAGCTAAAGAAGTATTAAATTGGGAACCAAAAACATCATTTAAAGACATGGTTACTTTAATGGTTAACGAGGACATTAAAAGATTATCAAATGATTTATTGCGTAAAAACTGAAAGAGCAAATACTGAAAAGTACGTCGAAAGCATTTCTAGGGGTTTATCAAACTCTAAACTTGTATCACACAAAGAAGTAACCAATTCAACTGATGCTGAAAAAGTTGCGTTTATGGGATTTTTACGAGGAGGAAATTTAGTATACCGATGGGCAGAATTACGGGGAGTAGATTTTTATTATATTGATAGACCGTATTGGGGCGAAAGCAGAAAAACACCTTACTGGATGAGATGTACTAAAAATCAACACGTTAAAACATTTATTGATAATAGACCCGACGATAGATTCAAACAAACATTTAAAAATAAAATACTTCCTTATCACAAAAACGGAAAATATATTTTAATTATTCCTCCAAGCCACTCTGTTGCATTAATGTTTGATGGACAGGGGTGGTTAGAAAATACATTAAAAATATTAAAAGAAAATACAGATAGAGAACTAGTTATTAGAGAAAAGCCTTATAATCCTAAATCATTTTTAGATAATGAAGGCAAAATGATGCCTGGTAAAAGTGCTAATGAACAACCACAAAAATCATTTGAGTGGGATCAAGTTCATGCAGTTGTAACATTTAATAGTTCAATTACAATTAAAGCATTAGCAAATGGTGTACCTTGCTTTGCTAATTTTGAAAATCCTTGTTTGCCTGTGTGTGAACAAGACTTTACAAAAATAGAAACACCT